ACGAGCCAGCGAACCGCGGGCAGCATCTCCCCGGCGATCCGCGCCTTCAGGCTCCGAACCCCGAGCTCCACCTTCCCGATCTCGTCATCGACATTCTTCGCGGAACGGACGAAGTCACCCGACATGCCACCGCCAAGTTCCTCGAATTCCTTCCGCAGACCTTCGATGCCTTCGCGGCCGTCGGCGAACACGGGAAGGAGCGCCTGCCCCTCGCGCCCAAAGAGCTTCATCGCGGTCGCCGCGCGGGTCTGCTGGTCTGGCATCGCCTGAAAGGCGTCCGCCAGGTCGCCCACGACGTCTCCGAGCTCGCGGACCTGCCCACGGCCGTCCTTGAGCCGGATGCCGAGCTTCGCGAAGACGCCCGAGGCTTCCTTCGAGCCGCCGAGCGCCTCGCCGATCGACCGGTTCAGGAAGCCGAGGGAATGCGCGGCGCTCTCCGCCTCGACGCCACCCATCCGCGCGGCGAACTGGAACGCCTGAAGCTCGCTCGTGCCCACTCCGAGGCGCTCCGAGAGGTCCGCGACGCGCGCGGCCGCTTCGATCTGCTGCGCGACGAACTCGCGGACGAAGTTCACCGCGAACGCTTCCGCGACGACCTCTCCTACCTTCTTCACCTTCCCGAGGAAGCCCTCGAGCTTCTTCGTGCCCTTTTCCAGATCCTCGGAATCGACCCCGAGCCTAAAGAGGCTGATGAGCTCCCGGAGTGCGCTTCCCTCGGCCATGGGCTACTCCTCCCGGGTAGGGGCTTGCGCGAGCGCCTGAAGCTCGTCACGCAGGTCGAGCGCATCGTGCGCGTTGAGCATGTCGAGGATGCTCCAGTCGCGCTGGAGCTCCGCCAGGCTCACCCGGAGACGTTCGTCGGTGACGAGTCGCCAGACGAACCAGTCGAGGTGCTCGGGGACGTCGGCGGCGACGCGGTCTGCGCCTGCTCGCCGAGCTTTGCGAGCGCGCCGACGATCCTGTCCCGCAGTTCGCCTAAAAAATCCGCATAGTTGAACTCCACGCAGAAGAGCAGCCACTTCCACATGTCGCCCGTACGCCCTGCGAAGTGGTCGTCGAATACCTTGTCGATGCGCGGCATCTTCCCGTCTTCCGTGAAGACGAAGGAAACCTCACCAAACGTGTCGCAGAAGTACGCGAGGTCCGCCGCGCCGAGCGCCTTCAGTGCGCCGAATGCCGCTGCGAAGTCGCCCCCCACGAGGGCGCCTACGCTCGGCCCGAGGCACTGGACGAGGCGGAGCTGCACCTCGCGCGCTCGGATTCCGCCGAGCTGCGCGACTCGGTATTTCAGCCCGCCGATTTCTCGCTCTTCCGTCTTCCTCAGCATGAGGGCCGGATAGCGGCGAATGCGGACTCAGTAACTAATTGTTCCCGTCGTGCTCTTCGTCGAGCACGCAGGTGAGCTCCCACTCGCGGCTCTTGGCCTCGCGGGCGAAAGTCCGCTTCGGGCGCTTGGAGATCCAGCAGAACTGAGCAGAGAATAGCGTGGTCCCCTGCAGGTCCTGAATCAGGCAGGGACCGATTCCGGCGCCCCCGGGCGTGTTCTGGTCGAGGTTCGCGATTGCGCTCAGGAGCGAATTGGCGACCGACGTCTGCAAGAGCTTCAGCGTGAGCTTGTTGACGCGGTTATTGTTGCGGAACCGAGCGATCTCTCCGTCGGCACCGACTTTGTGCCCGAACGTCTCGGCCTCGGGCTCGACGTCGAGGAAATCGTCCTCGTCGAATCCGGTCGAGACGCCGATGCCCATGAAGACCATGACGAGCTGGGACGCATCCCAGTTGCGCACCGCCGGCGTGATACTGAGCGTCACGGGAGCACCACGCTTCCGGAAATCGACAGGGACTGAATCGCCCCGGCCAGGGTTGCGGTGAAGGTCACGTTCGGGAGGTTGCGCGCGGCCACGCTCGATAGCGCGACGTCGGCGACGAGCGGGGCGCTCACCGTCGGCGCAGGCGTAGCGGCGAGACCGCCATTCAGGATGCCCTGCTTCAGGACGCCCTTGATGACGTTGACGACCTGCGCGACGCCGAGGTCGGTGTATGCGATCTTCGGGTTGTTCGTGAGCAGCGTGAAGATCGCGGTCTGAATCGCGTCCCTCAGCCAATCGATGAAGGTCGTGGTGTCGAGGAACTCGCCGCTCGGCGTGATGCCCGAGATGAGCACCGAGACGCCCTTGAACGTCGTGTAATAATTCCCGTTGTTGTTCGTGAGGTTCGTGACAACGGTGCCCGTGAGGATGCTCGCCGGGTCCGCGGGCACGCCCACAAGAGTCTTGTAGCCGGGCGTGTAGCTCCCCGGCGTCTGCGGCAGGATGTTCCCGAGGATGGCCGCACCGCCATACGAGAGCAGGGAACTCCCGTTGAACTGGCACATCGTGCGCGCGTACTTGAGCGCGATCAGCGACGCAAAGACGTTGGTGCCCGCGTTCTCGTCGGCCGCGTCGCTGTTGTTGACCGAGAGTACGTGCGGACCGTTCGCCTCGCACCACGCTGCCGCGCCGAGGATCTCCGCCTTGCTATTCGAATCGAGGGTGACGCCGTACCAGCCTTGGTCGATCTTGTAGACCGCGGCGAGGTCCGTCGCGATGCCCGGGTCCGCCGTGTTGTCGGCGAGCGCCAAGATTGGCCCGCCAGCGTTCCCGATTCCGGCCCAGCCGAGCAGGTTCGTGAGCTTGCCTGCCGTCTGCGTGATCGTGACGGTCGTCGTGTTGTGCGTGATCGTCCCGATGTTGGCGATCGGGGCGCCGAGCGCGGTGGCGATCATCGCGCAATCCGTCGCGATGACGCCGGAGCTCGCGACGGAGATGGAGTGCGAGACGCCGTCGGACCCGACGACCGTGAAGGCGTATGTGTCCGTCGCGGAAACGCTCGAGAGAGTGAGCGCGAGCGTCTGCGTCATCGCTAGCGCGCGGCGGCAGATCGCGAAGCTCGTGACCGTCGGATTCTGGGAGAGGATCGCCGACGCCGCGAGATACGCCGGGTCGGTGACGGCGAATCCGTCGCTCACCATCCCCGAAAGCGCGGAGTAGTACCGAATCAGGTCCGGGTAATGCGTGTGGTACGCGAATACCGCCGGAACGCCGAAATTCGCCGCGCTCGGTGCGGTGCCCGCTACGACGATCGAAACGTTGACGAGCGTGGAGAGGCTCACGAATCACGGGATAGGCGCCCCCATTCCCGCGCGATTCGCGCTCACCTTATCGCGCGATGCCTGGCTCGATGTTCCCCGGGCGCGCGAGTTGCCGGCCCATTATCCCGGTGAATCCCGTCTCGCTCGAGGGGCTCGGCCAAGGATTCCCGTCGGGATCGTACAGCGTGCCGGGGGCGTCGTTCGATCCCGGCGCCTTGGTTGCCTCGTCTGCGCCCACCGTTGCGATCCAGCCGCCCGCGTCGTCGGTGACCTGCGCGGCGGACAGCCACGAGAACTCGACGTCGAGCACCATTCGCCAGATCATGCGGTTGTCGACGACGCTCTCGTCGACGTAGTTGAGCGACTGCGCAGGGTGCGAGCGGACCCACGCGAGGCCGGTACGAGCGAAGAAGGCGCGCGCGGTCACGCTGCCCGGATTGTTCAGGCGTAGCCGAATCGATTCGATGACGTCCCACGCTGGAATCTCCTCGGCGAAGGATCGCGCGTCGACCGTGAGCGTGAACATTCTCAGGCCGTAGTAGACCGACTTCAGCGCGCCGCTCACCGGGTCGTAGACCTGGCGGTAGTCGTCCACGCCGACACTGCGGTAGCTCTTGATGCCGAGCTCGATGTACGCGCCGAGCGTCCCATTCCGCAGCCCTTCGAACGGAAGGGGCTCCGTCTGCCAGACGACCTCCCATCCCGTGGGCGACCAATCGGTGACCGTGAGGGCCCGAATCAGCGAGGCAATCGCGTCGCGCGGGATGCGCGACATCCGAATCGGAGGAACGGGGGGCGACACCCCTACGGGATAGCTTCAGTAGGTGCTGCCGCCAGCCGATCGATAGCCTCTATAATCTCTGCCATGGCTATTGGAACGGCTTACCCCCGCCGGACCTCAAACGCCAGTGCGCTCCGCAGAAGCCCCTCGTCGATGAGCGGCGTCGAGCTTCCCTTCCGGTCGATCGTGCTCTGCGCGTTCGGGGGTGGCACCCCTTGCGCGATCCGCGCCTGCATCTCGCCGGCCGCCCATGCGCCGAACTGGTCGAGCGCCTGCTCCTCGGTGAGCTGCCCGGCGACGACGCGCTTGAAGCGCCCGCGGAGCACCTTCTGCGCTCGTCCGCGGTTCTCATCGAACCAGGCGCGGACGAAGGAGCGCTCCGGGATGCGCACCGTCCCGAACTCGTTCGCGATGCCCACGTTGAGCACGCTCGAGCCGCCGTCGTCCTTCGAGGCATCGCGCGCGAGGATGCCGACCGCGACCGCGGCGGGCTCCTTCAGCCCCTCGACGCGCTTGATGAGCGCGCGCCAGCCGTGGTCCCTGTCAACGATGGTGACCCCGACTTTCGCCACCGCGTCACCCGAACCGGAGTCGAGCGGCCTGCGCTCGGAGTGCGTACGCGCGTGCCGTGAGATCGAACGCCTCCGCGTCGAGCGCGTCGGGGTCGCTCGCGGACGGGGAGGGCGTGATCGTGACCCCGAGCTCCGGGCTCGACAGGGTCGGCAGGTCACGCGGCACGGGTCGGCCCGTCGCATCCAGGTGCCGCATCGGTCGGGCGCGCGACGTCCCTGCCCTGGGCGAGGCGTTCACGCGCGAGAGCGAGCGTGCCGCGTCTCACGCCAGCCCCGCCCGCAAGGCGAGCAATCGCATCCTCCGGAATGTCGAGCTCGCGAGACACCGCGGCGACGCTCGTCTTCCGAACGCGCCTCGCGATCTCACTTCGAATCGAAACCGCTTCGCTTGTCTCTCGCATCGTCGCCTCCTTGGGTCTTGGGAGGCGGATAGGCGGGGGC